CAATCAAGCGCTACACCTTCAAATGCTGTAGTTACTTTAGACGTAACAAGTTCTTATGCAATGTCTGTTGCCGGAACTATATATGCTACAGGTGATGTCATTGCTTATTCTGATGCTTCTGTAAAAACTAATATTAGACCAATTGAGAATGTTCTTTCAAGGATTTCTGATTCAAGAGGTGTTCTTTATGACAGAACAGATAGAGATGATAAAGATAATATTGGATTTATTGCTCAAGAATTGGAGAAGCAGTTTCCTGAATTAGTGAGTACAAGCACCGATGGAACTAAAGGTGTTAAATACCAAAATGCAGTAGCAGTTCTTTTTGAAGCTATCAAAGAACAGCAGAAACAAATTGATGAACTTAAAAAACGTCAAGCATAATGGCACTACCTGCAAGTGGATTATTAGAACTATCAAGGATAGCAAACACAGACGGAGCCAACTCCGTTGGTGTGGTTACACCTTATACTCTTGGGCAGCTTACCTGTCTTACAGGATGCGGAGGCTATTGGGATGGGGGATGGTTTTGGAGCAACCGTGCTATTAGTGCTTTTTATAATTGGAAGGGATATGGTTTTCAATATGCAAGTCCGGCAATATTGCATGATTTTGGCCTTAGCTCAAGATTCCCTACAAACTCAAGTAATATTATTGATACAAGCGGCAATGGCAGGACGGGTACTTTTGTTACAGGAACCGGTAACGGAACTGCAACAAATGTAACGGGATATACCCAAACATATCCTGCTATGTTAGCAACATCAAGCTCAAGTCAATATGCAGTAAGGTTAAATGATGTGGCTAAATATGGAGGAACTTCTGCTTTTACTTGGGTAGCGTGGTTTAGGAATACAGGATTCCCTACGAGTTATAATGGTATTATTGCAGCAGAAGGAAGAAGTGGTAGTACTCCAATAGGCCAAAGCGTATACATATCGGATGCAAGCGGATACTTTATTCAATATGAAAGATGGGATGGTACTACAGGTTCAGGGGCTACGGCCCGATTAACTTGGGGCAGTGGCGGTATTCCTTCTTTTGTATCAGGTAAATGGTATATGATGGCTTTAACTTTTACCGGGAATAAGGCTACTCTTTATTTGTTTGTAGATGGAACTGCATATACTGCAGGTGTTACCACTTCGGTGAGTGTTACAACTGATGCAAGTTGGGGAGTTTTTGCAGGTCTTAGATACAATCAGTGGCTTACCGGAAACTTAGGATATGTAGCTTGTTACTCATCGGCACTTACCGTTTATGATTTATATGACTTTAACTCAATGACGAGAACAAGATATGAATAAGACTATTAGACTATACGACAAAAAAGAATTAATTTTATTTTTGATACTGTGTGCTATTGTACTATTTATGATAGGTATGAATAGAACTCAGTATATAGAAATTAAAACAATTAAATATACCACGTCAGATTCGACATGGGACAATTTTTATCCAAACAAATAAAATAAAACAACATGGCTATTGTTTACAATTGGGTTGTCTCTTCAATGGATGAGTACCCTACAACACCCGACAATCTTACAGATGTAGTATTTGTGGTAAATTGGAGACGCAATGCTACAGATGTAGTAGATGATGAAACTTACTTTGCTGATGTGTATGGCTCTCTAACAGTTCCTGCTCCTAATCCTGAAGATTTTACTCCTTATGCTGACCTTACTTTTGACCAAGTATGCGGATGGCTTGATGCAGGATTGGACGTTGCAGCTATTGATGCAGGTCTTGCTGTACAAATAGGGAATCTTATTAATCCACCGGTAGTATCACTTCCATTACCTTGGCCACCTCAACCTCCTGTACCTCCAACTCCTGAAATAACAGAACCTAACGAATAGTCATGGCTTGGAATGATGTAGCAAATAATCAGACGGTATCTTTTAACAATCTGCAAAGCGCTGTTAACAATGGCGTATTTACAGCCAAGACTTCGATACCGGCAAGCAACGAGCAGATTACCAAAGCTGATGCAAATACCTACGTAAACATTGATACTGCTTACGGACCGTATGCTGCCTTAGCAAGTAATCAGCTCGTTGTTAAATCTGACTTACAAGCTGTCATCACTTCCTACGCTCACACAGTGTACTATTACTCTACCTGTTACTATGATGGCTTCTACATAGAATCGGGAGCAGCAACAGCTTCTGCTGCTTGTAGCAACACAAACACGATTACTCTTTATAGCTCTGACTTTTCACTTGGCAACGGGTCTATTCTTTATTATGACAGTTCTCTTAATTCACCTTGGTATAGTGATACTGTGTGTGGAGGAGGTGCAGGATACTTTAAAGTTGGCGACTACACATTTGACTACTACTCTCCCGGAGGAGAAGACCCTTGGCAAATATTAGACTACACGCTTTGTTCAGGTCAAACAGCTTACTCATTTGGTAACTGTGGTGTTAGTAACTCGAGCGCTTCAGGAGCTTGTTCAGACGCAAGTAGTAATCCTAAAACGCTATACTCTGAGTGTAGTCCATTAACAGCAGGATGCTCTTTATTTTATAACTCAAATCTTACTAATCCTGTAACTGAGCTTTATGTCTTTGCAGACTATGCGAATTGGGACATGGACGCATACGGTGTGATAGTAGGATTTTCATCAGTACAATGTTAAAACATGGGAAACATTAATTCATACGCAACCGACAACAACGTATCCTATGCCGATAAACTTATTGGCACAGATGCAGAAGACCAAAACAAAACAAAAAATTTCACCGTAGGTGATATATTGGCTCTCCCATTACCGAACGTCCCCGTGTATGCGAATAACGCTGCTGCACTTTCTGCAGGATTAGTCGCAGGTAATGTATACCGTATAACCGGTACGGATTATTTGGGTGTAGTGCATTAACTTTGTAAATGAAATTTAATCTAATCAAATATGGACATCAGGAAAATATCTATAGGACCTGACTACAAGGGTAGTGCAATGCACTATATTGTAGGACATAAAGTTCTTGGAGAGACAAACTCAATTCACCTTATTAAGTTCGAGCCTGAAACGGGAGATGTAAAGATTTATATCATCAACGAAAAAGAGGAGGTGATGCTATGGAAGTCTTTCAATCAAAACATGCCTGTGTCCATTGAATTTAATATCGACTATTAATGCAATCCCCATTTGACTTCATTGTTACAGGTAAACGATATAATAATACAAAAGAGATTGGCGGCATAGAGCTTATCGTTAATACCTCAGAAGAAGACCATAAATTTTCCAACCGGTATGCCGAGGTGGTAGAAGTGCCACGTGGATATGATGGGCCAATTCAAAAAGGTGACACGTTACTCGTTCACCACAACGTATTTAAGTTCTACAACGACATCAAGGGTAAGCGCAAGAGTGGTCGTAGCTTCTTTAAAGATGACATCTTCTTTGTAGAGCCTGACCAATTTTTTATGTACAAGCGTGACGGCAAGTGGCACACGTATAGCCGTTTTTGCTTTGTGAGACCAATTCCTGCTGTTGACTCTTATATCAAGAAACCATTTACCAATGAACCGCTCATGGGTATTATGGTCTATCCAAACGCCTACCTCGAGACTCAAGGAGTCCGAGCAGGCGATACTGTATGTTTTAAGCCTGACAGTGAATATGAGTTTGATGTCGATGGAGAAAAGCTATACCGAATATTTGACCACCAAATAACCATGACGCTATGAACCTAATGGTATCGGACAACGTCCTACAGAACCCACACGAGTACGTTTCTGACATACTCAAAAACGAATTTGTTGACATCTACGATGGTGTCAATACATTTCAGAACATTCAACCTCGTGACCATTCCGATGAGTTCACCCAAATGGTTATTGACTTTATTGGGTCAAACTATGAGGTATCTTGGAACTTCATACGCAAGTCTCCAAAGGGGCAGAAGGAGCCAAACTTCATCCACACTGATGAGATGATGGGCGACATTACCGCTATCCTGTACTTGAGCCGTCAGCATCCTGAAGAGGATGGGACTACCATTTACGGGGAAGACGGCAAGCCTTCATGTGTGATATATTCTAAGTTTAACCGGATGCTAATTTTTGATTCTAAGCTTCCGCATAGCAGAAATATATTTGAAAACTTTGGGCAAGACGATTCAAGTCGTCTCGTTCAAGTTGTATTTTTAAAGGAGAAAGATGAAAGATATTAAGTCAAGGATTGTTGAAGCAGGCTATCAAGCAGTCGAGCAGCTTATCAAAGTGGCAAAGGAAGATATTATCAAGCCTGACCCTGATGATGAGCTTGCTGCAGACAGGCTTAAGAATGCTGCAGCAACAAAGAAGCTTGCCATCTTTGATGCTTTTGAGATTCTAAATAAGATTGAGGCAGAGAGGGAAGCGCTTGAAATGCTTGAGAAAGGAATAAATAGAACAGATACAAAACAAGGATTTGCAGAACGAAGGTCTATATCGGGTCGTTAAGGACTATGTGCCTCAGAATGCCATATCAAAAAAGAACGGAATACGCTCTTGGAAGTACGGGTATAATGAGCAGTACGATATGGTGGTCATCTCCAAGACAGGACAAATTGGAGAGATTATCAATATCGCAGGGCTGATTATTGCCCTACCTCTTGCACCAAAAGAGTGTCTTCAAAGACACTCCACCAAGAGTGAACAATATTGGGAAAGGTTTGACCTACCCAAAGAGCTTGGCAAAATTCAATCTATCTTTCAATGGAACGAAATGCCTACTGAGTTTAAGGACAGATGGGTGGACTATATTGAGGATGAGTTTAACCGTAGGGAGAATGGCTTTTGGTTTATGAACAATGGGGTTCCCACTTATGTACCCGGGTCTCACTACATGTACTTACAATGGTCAAGTATTGATATAGGGTACCCTGACTTCAGGGAGGCGAACAGAATATTTTACATTTTTTGGGAGGCATGCAAGGCTGACCCTCGTAGCTTCGGGATGATATATCTGAAGATAAGACGTTCAGGGTTTTCCTTTATGTCTTCGTCAGAGTGCGTGAACATAGCCACGCTTGCCCGTGACTCAAGGGTTGGTATCCTGTCTAAGACGGGTGCTGATGCCAAGAAAATGTTCACAGATAAGGTTGTCCCTATCAATAGCAGGCTTCCGTTCTTTTTTCGTCCAATTATGGATGGTATGGACAAGCCTAAGACCGAGCTTGCTTATCGAGTACCTGCTTCAAAGATTACCAAGAAGAATATGAGCAACGCTTCAGAGAGTGAAGTAGACGGATTGGACACCACAATAGATTGGAAGAATACAGAAGATAACTCGTATGACGGTGAAAAGCTTTTGTTTCTTGCGCACGATGAGAGCGCAAAGTGGCTGAAGCCAAATAATATCCTGAATAATTGGAGGGTAACCAAGACCTGTCTTAGGGTAGGTAGCAAGATAATTGGCAAGTGCATGATGGGCTCCACCTCGAATGCGCTAAGTAAGGGTGGTGATAACTACAAAAAATTATACGAAGACTCCAACGTAGCTAATAGGAATGCTAATGGGCAGACCAAAAGTGGATTATATTCCTTGTTCATTCCTATGGAATGGAACATGGAAGGATTCATTGATAGATATGGTATGCCCGTATTTCGCAAACCAAAAGAGGCTATTATTGGAGTAGATGGTCAGAATATAACCAATGGCGCTATTGACTATTGGGAGGCAGAGGTTGAGTCATTGAAGAGTGACCCTGATGCACTCAACGAGTTTTATCGTCAGTTTCCTCGTACTGAGAGCCATGCTTTCAGGGATGAAAGTAAGCAGGCGCTATTCAATCTGACCAAAATTTACCAACAGATTGACTATAACGATTCACAGATTCAGGCTCACAATGTTTCACGTGGAACATTTCATTGGAAAGATGGCGAGAAAGATACCAAGGTTTTATGGAGTCCTGACCCTCGTGGTAGGTTCCTAATCAGTTGGGTTCCACCCACTCACATGCAAAATAATGTGTCCACTCGTGGTGGAATAAAATACCCCGGCAATGAACACCTTGGCAGTTTCGGGTGTGACCCATACGATATATCAGCAGTTGTTGGAGGCAGAGGCTCCAACGGTTCGCTTCACGGTATGACTAAGTATCACATGGATGACGCTCCCGTCAATCAGTTCTTCCTTGAATACATAGCTCGACCTCAGACGGCTGAGATATTTTTTGAGGAAGTCCTTATGGCTTGCGTGTTCTACGGGATGCCAATGCTTGCGGAAAACAACAAAGCTCGTATCCTGTACCATTTTAAGAACAGGGGATATAGACAGTTTTCCATGAACAGGCCGGACAGGGTGCTCAATAAGTTGAGCAAAACGGAAAGGGAGCTTGGTGGTATACCCAACTCCTCCGAAGAGGTAAAGCAAGCACATGCCTCTGCAATTGAAAGTTATATTGAAAAATTCATCGGCTTTGATTTGACAAATAGCTATCGTCCATCTGATGAGATAGGCACAATGCCATTCACAAGGACGTTAGAGGATTGGGCTAAATTCGACATTAATGACAGAACTAAGCATGACGCATCAATTAGTTCAGGTTTAGCTATTATGGCAAACCAAAAGAATGTATATTTACCTGACAAAAAAGAGTCGAAAATTAGTATTAATTTCGCAAGGTACACTAATAGTGGAACGCAAAGTCAACTTATTAGATGAAAGATGTCGTAGTAAACATATCCGCAACAGGTTTTCCGAGTCAGTTCGTAACTGACGCAGAGAAAGCTTCCGATGCTTTTGGTCTCCAAGTTGGCCAAGCAATTCAGTATGAGTGGTTCCGTAAGGACGGAAACCAATGTAGGTACTATAGTCAGTGGCGTGACTTCCACCGTTTGCGTTTGTACGCAAGAGGTGAGCAGTCTGTTGAGAAGTATAAAAATGAACTTGCAATAGACGGAGATTTGTCATATCTAAATTTAGATTGGACTCCTGTCCCTATTCTTCCAAAATTTGTTGACATCGTTGTTAATGGTATGAGTGACCGCTTATTTAAAGTGAAAGCTTATGCTCAAGATGCAATGTCTCAATCAAAGCGTAGTAAGTATCAAGATATGGTTGAGGGTCAGATGGCCGCCAAAGATGTTTTGATGCAGATACAGCAACAAACAGGAGTTGACCCATTCACAATGGACCCTGATGAACTTCCTGAAACAGATGAGGAGCTTTCATTATACATGCAGCTTAACTATAAGCCTGCAATTGAGATAGCAGAAGAAGAAGCTATCAATACAATATTTGATGAGAATCATTATCAAGATACTCGCAAGCGTATTGACTACGATTTAACTGTAATTGGTATTGGTGTTGCAAAGCATGAATTTCTTCCCGGAGCAGGTGTTCAAGTATCTTACGTAGACCCTGCCAACATTGTTTATAGCTACACTGAAGACCCTTATTTTCAAGATGTATTTTATTGGGGAGAAATTAAAACACTTCCTATAACCGAACTACTTAAGATAGACCCAACGCTGACTCGTGAACAGATGCAAGAAATTTCTATGTATTCGCAGAGTTGGTATGACTACTATAACGTAGCAAGATTCTACGAGAACAGTTTGTTCTATCGTGATACAGCAACTCTTCTTTATTTCAACTACAAGACTACCAAGAAAATTGTATACAAGAAAAAAGTTCTTGAAGGTGGTAACACACGAATGATTGAGAAGGATGACAAGTTCAATCCTCCTGTTGAAATGATGGAAGAAGGTAACTTTGAAAAGATTGAAAAAACCATTGACGTATGGTACGAAGGTGTCATGGTTATGGGAACAAACATATTGCTTAAATGGAAGATGTCAGAGAATATGGTAAGACCAAAGTCTTCTTCTCAGCACGCCCTTCCGAATTATGTAGCAGTTGCACCAAGAATGTACAAAGGCGTTATTGAATCGCTTGTTCGCAGGATGGTGCCATTTGCAGACCTTATTCAACTTACTCACTTAAAGCTACAGCAGGTTATTGCCCGTACTGTCCCTGATGGTGTATTCATTGACGCTGATGGCCTCAATGAAGTTGACCTTGGTACAGGGCAAGCATATAATCCTGAGGATGCACTTCGCCTTTACTTCCAAACAGGTAGCGTTATTGGTCGTAGCTATACCCAAGATGGTGAGTTTAACAACGCAAGGGTTCCTATTCAGCAGCTTACTTCTAATTCAGGAGCAAGTAAGACTCAAATGCTGATAGCAAACTATAACCACTACCTTGATATGATTCGGTCAGTGACCGGCCTCAATGAGGCAAGGGATGGTTCTATGCCTGACCCTAACTCATTGGTAGGGGTACAAAAGCTTGCTGCACTTAACTCCAATACGGCTACACGCCACATTCTCGAAGGAGGCTTATTTGTCTATAGGTCGCTTGCTGAGGCCCTTACCTACCGTGTTGCAGACATTTTACAGTACGCAGACTTTAAGGATGACTTTGCCAATAAGATTGGCAAATACAATGTATCTATCCTTGATGATATTAAAGATTTGTATATATATGACTTTGGTATATTCATTGAGATTTCTCCTGACGAAGAGCAGAAAGCTCAACTTGAGGCCAATATTCAGATGGCTTTGTCTAAGGGAGACATCAACCTTGAGGATGCCATTGACATTAGGGAACTTAAGAATATCAAGCTTGCCAATCAACTTTTGAAGGTTAAGCGTATCCGAAAGCAGGAGCGTCAAGAAAAGATGGAAATGCAGAAGCAGGCTATGATTTCTCAGCAGCAACTCAAGGCTCAGGAAATGGCAGCTCAGACAGCTATGCAAAAGCTTCAGATGGAGTCTCAGACTAAGATGCAGTTAAAGCAAGCCGAGACCGCTTTTGAGATTGAGAAGATGAAAGCTGAAGCTGAGATGAAACGGATGCTAATGAGTGAGGAGTTCCAATACCAAATGCAGATAGCAGGTATAAAGGAAACTGCATTGGCAGACAGGGATACCATGAAGGAAGAGGCGAAGGGAAAGAGAATTAGTCAGCAAAACAGCGAGCAATCTAAATTAATTAATCAAAGAAAGAACAACCTACCACCTATGGACTTTGAGTCCAACGAGGATAGCTTGGACGGGTTTGATTTGGCAGAGTTTGAACCTCGATAATTTTTTCGCAATTTTTGTATAAATTTGTAACAAATTAAATCTAATCTAATGGAAATTAAAGTACGTGCCCTTGATGGCATAGAACAAAAGAGTGTTCAGCAAGTAGAAGAAGAGCTTCTCAAAAAGCATGAACAGGAGATGAATGGTGAGGGTGGAGAGCCGGAAATTAAAATTGACACTACAGCTATTGAGAAAGCTGCAGAAGGTCAGAAGCAGGAGGAAGAGGAGTTAACAGAAGAAAAAGTTCTTTCATATATTGGAAAACGCTATAATAAGCAAATCAATTCCTTTGACGAATTGGTTGCTGAGCGCAAAGAAACTGAGCAACTTCCCGAGGATGTTGCTGCTTTTTTGAATTTCAAGAAGGAGACAGGGCGTGGTTTCGAGGATTTCATAAAACTGAATAAGGATTATGATGCCATGGACCAAGACCAACTGCTTCGAGAATATCTTGCTTCTACACAGAAGGGTCTTGATAATGATGACATTGATGTGTTAATGGAGGAGTACTCATACGATGAAGACATTGATGAGGAATCCAAAATAAAGAAGATTAAGATAGCACGCAAAAAAGCTATTGCGGAAGCCAAGACTTACTTCAATGAACAGAAGGAGAAGTATAAGCTGCCTCTTGAGTCAAGAGCAAAAGGCTTATCTCCTGAGGAAAATGAGGAGTATGAGGCATACCGTCAGTATACACAGCAGGCTAAGACCTTGCAGGAGGAGAATGACCGAAAGCGCAAATGGTTCGACCAAAAGACTGACGAGCTCTTTAGTAAAGAGTTCAAAGGGTTTGAGTTTGACATTGACGAAAAGAAGATTGTTTTCTCTCCGGGCGCTGCCGCAGAACTTAAGAAAGCTCAATCAAATCCAATGAACTTCATCAGCAAGTACTTGGATGAACAAGGGTTGATTAAGGACTCAGCAGGCTATCACAGGGCATTGGCCATAGCAATGAATCCCGACAAGTTTGCCAAGTTCTTTTATGAACAAGGGCAATCTGATGCCACAGAAGATGTGATGCGTAAGACAAAAAACATTAACATGTCTGAGCGCAAAACACCTGAGGTAACAAACAAGGGAGGAATGCAGGTGAAATCGGTGACACCGGATTCCGGCAGGAGTCTAAAAATCCGAAGCATTAAAAAAATAAATTAAAAATTAAAGCGAAATGGCAATTTTAAACAATCCCGGCTATCAGCTTCAGCCAAGTGCGGAGCAGGTGCCTTTATCGACTAACTATATTACCAACTTCAACTTCTTGAATCAGTATCTTCCTGATACTTACGAGAAGGAATTTGAGCGTTATGGTAATCGTACTGTAGCATCTTTCCTCCGTATGGTAGGTGCTGAGATGCCTTCTAACTCAGACATGATTAAGTGGGCTGAACAAGGTCGTTTGCATACTAAGTATGTAAACTGTGACTCATCTGCTGCTGCTGCTGCAGATACTGCTACTATCACTGTAAGTGATGCTAACGTAAGTGGTATCGCTATCCGTGTTGGTCAGACTGTTTACATCTCTGACAATGCTACAGGTCTTTCTAACAAAGGTATCGTTACTGCTGTAAACACAACTAACAGCACTTTCGATGTAGCTTACTACGAAGCAGGTGGACAGACTTTCTCAGGAACTGCTGTTCTTTCTGTATGGATTTACGGTTCTGAGTTCAAGAAAGGAACTAATGGAATGATTGGTTCTTTGGAAGCAGAAGACGAAATCTTTGACAACTCTCCAATCATCATCAAGGACAAATACGCTGTAAGCGGGTCTGACATGGCTCAGATTGGATGGGTTGAAGTAACTACCGAGAACGGTGCTACCGGATACCTTTGGTATTTGAAGAGTGAGCACGAGACTCGTCTTCGTTTCGAGGACTACCTTGAGACTGCAATGATTGAGGCTGTTCCTGCTGAAAGCGGTTCAGGTGTTGCTACTCAAACTGCAAACACACAAGTTGGTAACAAAGGTTCTGAAGGTATCTTCTACGTTGTTAACAGCCGTGGTAACGTTTGGGGTGGTGGTAACCCAACTACTCTTGTTGATTTTGACAGCATCATCTCTCGTCTTGACAAGCAAGGTTCTATCGAAGAGAACGTAATCTTCGTTAACCGTGCCTTCAGCTTTGACATTGACGATATGCTTGCTGCTCAGAACAGCTATGGTACAGGCGGTACTTCTTATGGTCTTTTCGACAACGATAAGGATATGGCTTTGAATCTTGGTTTCACAGGCTTCCGCAGAGGTTATGACTTCTACAAGTCTGATTGGAAATACTTGAACGACCCAACCATGCGTGGTGGATTGCCTACAGGTGCACAAGCTGCAGGTACTGTTACAGGTCTTTTGGTTCCTGCCGGTTCAACTACCGTGTACGACCAAATCCTTGGCAAGAACGCTAAGCGTCCATTCTTGCACGTTCGTTACAGAGCGTCTGAGACTGAAGACCGCAGATACAAAACATGGATTACCGGTTCTGCCGGAGGTGCTCAAACAAGCGACCTTGATGCAATGGAGGTTAACTTCCTCTCTGAGCGTTGCGTTTGTACTTTGGGTGCTAACAACTTCGTGTTGTTCCGTTACGGTTCATAAGCAATCAATAAAGGGTGGGGTGTCTTTAAAGACACTCCCCCTTCTTTTTAAATCTAATCAAATTAAAATCTAATGAAACAGAAACTTACTCCTGCTGACAGGATATATAAGCTTAAAGGGGAAGTAGCCCCCCTCTCTTACACTTTACCTTCAAGAAACACAAGAAGATACCCACTGCTTTGGTTTGATGAGCAGAACAATGTGAACAGACCACTCAGATATGCAATAAATCAAAAGACTGCATTTGAGGACGAGCAAGATGGCAATGCAATTGTAGAGCCTGTTATCTTTGAAAATGGATTCTTGAGTGTACCTAAAACCAATCC